AACGATGACCTGTTGTACGGATCCTGTGCCGATGTTTACAAGTTCATTAAAGGGAATGTAAATACCCGCGTTGTTTGTCGTTGAGGTTGCAATAGAAAGACCGTCAATGTAAAACGCAATCGTGCGCGTACTGCTATCCCATGTAAACGACAACATGCGAGCCATGCCCGAATCCCAGCCCGAAATGGTTGTTGTAGCAACTTTCGAGTTACCAAAAGAAGGCTCAGTGACCTCAACACGGAACTTGCCTGTTGAGTTTTCATAACTGAGATACCAGAAATGGTTGTAAAGACTTCCACCCAACACCTGCGAAATGGTTCCCGACGAGTCAGGGATAGCCCAACAGGAAACAGAGAAACTGCCCGGACTCGAGTTCACAGCGCCATAGGCAGAGTTGGCAGCGTCCGAGCCTGTGCCAGTAATGGAACTGTTTACAAGACCGACAGCAAGTTGGTCACCACTTGATGCAGCTGCAGTTGTTGCCATGTTCAGCGGAAAAGACCCGTAGTCGGTCAGCGTCTGGTTAGTCGTATACGGCCCTACAGGGTCATCACAGGGATAGTAATGCCGTGGAGATGTGCTGAGGATGTAGTTACGGCTCCAGTCCGCAGGGAGCGTCTCAGACGCCAACAAACCCAGCGCATCCATGCAGGACAGTGTCACAGTCGAGTCCTTGCCTGCGTCCGTCCACGTTGGAGGCCATCCGTTTACATAGCCACGAAACACCGGGTACGAAGTACCGCCATAGGTCGCCGTGATGCGTATCTGGCGACGCGGTAGAAGTTTTCCGTAGTAAGTGCCTGACGTGTAAAACGGGTCAAAGGTTCGGGCACGGTTGTCAAGTACTACCCTTGCGGATCCGTAGAAGTCGCCCCAATCGTCAGAGCGTCCGCGGTCAATGCCCATGCCACGCACAAACGAAGTGACGTCAGTCCAAGTAGGCGACGCCACATAAGGGCCGTCGTCAAAAGCAATCTCAACCTTAGAAGTCGGAAACGGCATTACTTGGATCTCCGTTTGAACGAGTCCAACGCTTCTTGCACGGTTTTGCCAATTAAAACAGGATCACCAACGCCCGTGTTTATTTGAATCATCACGCCACGGTTTGCAGAGGTTGCTGGGGCAAGTGTGCGTTGACTGTCGTACGGGGTCAGGTTGTTTGCTTGGTAAACAGAACTGCTCTTCGCGTCAAAGTTAGAAGCGACTGACTTTGCTTGACTCTTAAGATCAGCAACCACACCGGGGCCTAATTTGTAGACAGCGTAAGCGGCAACAGCAGCCGCACCCACTGCCAGCACAATTGGGTTAGCAGCCATAGCAGCATTTAACAAAACCATTGCTCCGGTGATTAAACCAATTGCAGCAGCGATTTCTGTGAACGTCTTGGGGTTATCCTGCGCCCATTTTGCAAACGTCTGAAGGTACGGAAGAGCACCCTCAACGATAGGGAGCAAGCCCGTTCCAATTGACTCTTTTGTTTCGTCAAACGCAATCTTTAAACGCTTGAACTTGCCTTCAGTTGTTTCTGCAGCAGCTGCAGCCTCGCCACCAAACTTTTTGTTGAGAGCCTCAAACACCTGTTCAGCAGTAGCGCCACTGTCAATCAGGGTTTTCAACTCAGGAGCAATCTTCTTCAAAGCGTTCAGGTTTCCGCCGTAAGCGCGTTCCAATGCTTTAGTAGAACTTTCAAGGCTGATGCCCTTTGCTGCACTGATGTTCATTGCCAAAGATGCAGCCCTTTGAGCCTGCGGGATGCTCTTGGTTACTCGAACAAGACCAGCGAGCGCAGGACGCAATTCATCGTCAGTGACGCCTAACAACTTGCCTTGGGTCTCAATCCATTCCTCGTTGGCTGCAATGTCTGCATCCGTTGCCTTGGTAGATCGTTGAATCTGGCGAGCCAGCGCCTTTTGCGCGGAGGCGTCTTGCATTGCTGCCTTGGTTGCATCAAACAAACCCGCAGCAACAGCGGTAAACGCAGCAGCTGCAGGAACAGCAGCCTTCTTCAAAGCAAACTGGGCTTTCTGACCTACGGTCTCAAGTTGCTTAAACTCCTTGACGGCGCTTTTGATGCCCTTGTTGTCAAATGACGAAATGATGGGAATGGAAAGCATCAGCGAAAGTCCTTGTTTACACGGTTCACGATTTTGATAGCTAGACGCTCAATGCCTTGTTCAATGTCACGGCGCTTGCTGTAAACAACGGGGCCGATAAGGCGGGTGCGACCTCGCGACAAACGTCCAAGGGATTCACCCAAAGGGTTGTCGTTCTTGCGTCCAGCGGTCTCAAAGATTGCCGTACCAGCGTCACGCTGCACAATGTTGATTACACCAAGAGAACGGCGGTCAGTGTTAAACACAACGTCGACACCTTTGCGGGCTTTGGCGATTGTAAACGGGAACACTCTGCGACCTTTAACGGCTGGGCCTGCCCACTTGCGTTCCATACCCGAAAGAGGCACAAACTTGTATGCGTTTTTCACGGCGTCGGTAGCAGGCTGGGCGATGACACGCGCTTCGTTGTTGAATTGTTTACGCAAGCCCGGCTCAATCTTGTTGAGAGAACGGATGGCTTCGTTAATGCCCGCAACTTCAACGGAAATGTTTGCTGTCATCGTTTCGCCTCCTTGTTCATCTGTCTCAGCACATCAGCAACGGTGTGCAGCTCTCGTATATCGAATGGGATTTGTGGAGGCCAGAAACCTGTCTCTACGACTAACTCGCAAAGGGTTCGGAGGTAACTGCCCCGTTGGTAGGGTTTGCGCCTTCGTCCTCCACAATGTCAATTGTGACGAGGCGCTTTATGTAATCGTCAAACACCGCAGGCACGGTGAAACCCTCTTGCTTTGCACCTTCAAAGGCAAGAAAAGCAAGGTGTTCCATGGCGACACCAGAGGCAAGGTCAGACGCGCGGATCTTGAACTTGCGCTCTAATGCCACAATGGAGAAAAGGTTGGTCGTCACCTGATAGGTGAGGCCGTCTTTCTCTTCGACGTTGAGTGTGATTTTCATAGGTTCTCCTCTATGTGTTGTTTACGGGTTATGGCGCTGTGACGTCACGAACCCAGGTGCCACCGACGAAGTTGGCGGTCACTGTGGCGATTTCTCCCACGGTCGAGTTGATTGGCGTGAAGTCAGCGAGCATGCAGTTCGTGATGGTGTACTCGGGGTTTGACGCTGATTCGGTCGTGCCAGATGGCGAGATGATGAGCGTTGTTGTGCCTGTACCAACGGCGGAGGCGAGGATTGCTTCGACCTCCGAAGCGCCATAGGAAAGGAAAAACGTGATGCTCACGTCAACCGACTGAAGACCGCCAGCAAACTTGTGTCCGGTATCACCGAAAGCGGTGACCTCAAGGGAGTCGCTGCCGATTGTGATTGTGCACTGGTTGGCTTGGTCACTGAGGTCAGTGGTGGTTGCGCCCTGCGTCAAGTTGATTGTTGCGTTTGACAGGAATGTTGTTGTAGCCATTTTGGCTCCTTTGTATTAGCTGCGCCGTACGGCTACGGCAACGGTTAGGTCGTAGGTTGGCAGGTCTTGCCCGCCCACGCTTAAAAGCCCGGGGCGCATGTCAGTGACTGCGATGGGCGAGTTCATAATTGTGTCGGCAACCGTCATCAAATAGTCGCCTGCGTCTTGGTTACCCGGAGGCGGAGCGCACACCGAAAGACGCATTTCAATGTTGCCGACGTTGTAAGTGAAGTTCGTCGACGTTGGCAGTTGGATCAAAACCGACATAGGGCGCACGTTACGAGGGTCAGTAATAGGCACAAGGTTGAGCGCCGTCAACGCGGTTTTCACCGTGTTTACAGCCTCATACAAGATGCCTGAAGCCATTAGGCGACCTGTGCCCTGCCACAGCCCAACAGCTGCATAATGCGGTGAAGTGTGACAGGCATAGGCAGATTACCCATACCATCAAAGCCACCGTAAGAGTCACCACTGGTTCCGCGTTCGCGGTAAAGCGTTGCTGCGTACATTGTTGCACCTAACTCAACGTCGGCGCTGGGCACCGTGCTAGGAGAGTCGGTGTAGCCAGCCTCACGACGCTTACGGAAACACCAAGCATTGCTGGCGTTTACACACTTCGTCACAAAGGCCGTGTCGTTAGCCGTAGCCACGTCGATACCCAGCCACGACAACACCAAAGCCGAAGTAGTCCACGCAGGCGAAACCGTGTAGGTAACTGTGCCAACTGCTGTGTCGTAAACAACAGCACTACCAGTGTTCGCATAGATGATCTGATTGGGCTTCGGGTTGTCGTAGTTGAACTCCAACACACCGTACTCATCAACCGAAACCAGT